ATCCGGTCGACTTTGACGAGCGGCGCGCGCATGAGCTTGATCTGCTGCGAGTAGTTCCAATAGTTCGACGTGTAGCGGCCCTGCGCGTAGTAGTCCGGCGGGAAAGCCTGCTGCGAGAAGATCGAGTCGGTGTACTGCGGAAAGTTGTCATGGACCTGAATATAGCCCTTCGAGATGTAGCTCTTTCCCGTGAATCCTTCGACGACTTCGCGCGCGGCCTGAATGTAGTCCGAGATCAGATCGTCATTCGCCTGATCGTCGAACGTGACGCGGAGGTGAGTTTTTGCTTCCGCGAGCAGGACCGGCTCAGCAGCCGGTGGTTTTTCGATCTGGATAAACACCTAGCGGGCGGTCCTCGTCTTCGGAGTCTTCCCTTGCCCTGGCGCAACGGCGCGCTCGGCAGGCTTGAGCGAAGAGGTTTCGACTTTCTCTTCGACGAGCTCGGCCGTACCGCCGGCGATCATCGCGCGCGCGACGTTCGGGATCATCTCTTGGATCTGTCCCGTAGCCTTGATCCGCACTTTTATCATCTGCATTTTGACCCTCGATTCCGAAGCGCAAGACTCGACGGACCGTCCAGACTCCTTCGGTCCGCCGAGCCGTTCGCTTACAAAACTACTCTGACGGACTCCCTACTCCTGGAGTAGGAATCCGCCGCGGACGTTCGCGACCTTCGTGCCGGCCGTGTTGTCGAAGTAAAACTGAGTGATGTTGACGGTGAGCGGGTTGGTGTTGGGAAGAAGGTTGTGCCACCAATAGGCGCGCTTCGCCACGAGCGAGACTGGAGACGGAGCCGCGGGCGAGCCGGTCGAGTTGAGCTTCATCGTAACGTTCTGATCGCTTTCGATGAAAAACGAAAGGACGTTCGCGACGACGATCGCGGCGACTACGTTTCCGACTGCTCCGTTGGCGACTGCCAGAGAAAAATTCTCCTCCGCGTCTCCCGTAATCAAGAGAGTGTCGGCGACTACTGCGGCGCCGGCATCGTTCTTGATCGTGTGATTGTACGTATGATTGATCGCCATGCTGTTTTTTCTCCTCTTTTCAGAATTGTGGAACTGGAAGTTTTGGAGAAGGACCGCCGGGTAGCAGTCCTTCTCCGCGATTCTGAGTCGAGAACTAGCTCGATGTCAGAATCGAAACTGATCCTATGCGTGCTGGATCAGGTACTTGACCGGGTGCGTGCCGGCGTCGAGCAGGTTGCCGTCGTACCGGGCGAAGCCGATAAAGGCGACCTGGCCGTAATCCGCAAACCTCTCCTCGAGGCGCAGCACGGCGAGACCCTTCACGCGGCGGACGACGTATTTCTTCATCTGGCCGAACAGAAGATCTTTCGCCGATGCTGCGGGGACGGCCATGTCGTTATTGATCCAGTACGGATAGCCGTTGATCGTGTCCGGATCGCCGGAAGAAAGGCCCGGCTTCCAGAGCGGACGACCGTACTTGTCGAGCACTTCTTTGATCGTCTTGAGCGTGGTGTCGTGGCACATATAAGCCGCGCCCTTGCGATACGCCCGATCGACGGAGTGCTCGAGCTCGAAGATGTCGGTCGATCCGATCGTGTTCGTGTTCGAGTCCGATCCGCCGGTGTTTCCGGAAGCGCCGACGGCCGTCGGCCCTGCGGCCGCCGCCGTGACGATTCCGTTCGGAAGAGTCGTTCCCCCGCCGGTCGTGAAATGCGTATTCAAGATGCGGCCCAGGCGGATTGCGAATTTGTCCTTGAGGAAGGCTTCCATATCGAAGGCGCTGTCCTGGAGGAGTTCGATCGAGACCTTCACGAGCTTGGTCGAATACTTCCAAGCGTTGAAAGTCAGAGAGCCAAGCGTAACGTCTTGAGTCGTGACCTGCGTGTTTTCCGTGATCTGCTCGCCGGTCTGCGTCGTGTCGTTATCGTTCGGCCAGGGGAGAGGATTCCCGGTAGCGGTATCCATGATCGTAGACGAGTCGAGCATCGGCCCGTACCATTTCATCGCCGACTCGACGTCGTACACGAAGCCCTGCGGGACGAAGTACGCGCCGGCGGCTCCGGACCCGAGAGCTCCCATGTCGCGGCGCTCGACGAGGATCTTTCGATTCTCGGGAGACATACCACGGAAGTGAGCGGACTCGTGCAAGCCGTTCTTGAGGTAGTCCCGGAAAGCGGTCCGGTGCTTTTCCTCATTTTCCTTCTCGCGCTTCTCGGCATCTCCGCCGAGATTCGCTTCCGGTGGCTTGGTCGTCTCGCGCATCTCGAGCTCGAGAGCTTCGGCCCGTTCCATGACGTCGATCTGTTCTTTGAGCGACGCCTGGTCCTTGTCCATCTGCTCGAACTTCGCGCGGAGGTCCTTGTCGAGCGGCTTGCCGTCGGCCGGGATAAGAGCGGCCATGTCTGCCGCGAGCTTCGCCCGTTGCTGCCTGAGTTCCTTGGATTTGACACTCATCGTTTCTTTCTCCTGTTTTTTAGTTTGACTTGCTGTTTTACGAGACCGCCTCGGCGCTCCGCGCGGAGTGTCTCGTCCTCTCGAGGCCGCGCCCGCGGGCTCGAGAGCAAAAATCGTTAGTCGATCGCCGCGAGACGTGCTCGGAGGCGAAGCCGCTCGAGCTCGTCGGCGCCGGCCGCCGAGCGGCCTCCGGATCCATCCGGATCGTCGTCCTCTTGCGCGGGACAGTCGCCCTCGGCGCATACGGGATCGTCGCACTCCTCATTCGAGCAGTTTTCGCAGTCGTCGTCCTGGCAGGCCGCGCAGTCGCAGTCGCACTCACCTGGATCGGGAGCGTTCCCTTCGCCCGCGCCTGCGTCCATCGCGCGGATCGAGTCTTCCTCGGACACTTTGATCCCGTGCTTTTTGGCGGCGGCGACGATCCGCTTCCAGACCTTCGGCTTCTCGTCCGCCGGGATGCCTTTCGTTTGCGAGAAGCGCGCGAGAGCGTTGCGGATGTGCCGCTTCGTCTTCTCGTCGTCTCCTGGAAAGTCGATCGGGAGCTTCCATGTCGACGTATCGCTGTCGTCTCCGACGAAAGCGAAAGAACTCGAGGAGAGCTCGACGCCGTCGACTTTCTTCGTCTTGGCGCGAAGCTCGGGAGAGTGCGAGCGGACTTCCTCGGGAACTCCGTCCGGCCAAAGCATCCGCGCGTCGACGCTCGTCTGCGGGTAAGCGGGATAGGTGACTGCTGAAACGTCGAACAGGTCGAGGTCGTTCAATTCGCGGATCGACTGCATCGTCCCGTCGGCATTCTTCTCGTCGATCCAGGTCTGTTTCGTGACAGTGAAGCCGAAAGAGCACTGATCGATGTCGCCGCGGCTGACGAGCGCGTGAAGATCGCGAGCGGCTTGGGTGTCGGGAAGCGTGCAAGAGAAGAAAAGTCCCTTCGAGTCCTCGCGCATCTGGAGCGTGCCGCTCTTCGAGCGGCCGAGCACGAGATTCGGATCGTGGTTCATCAGAGCGCGGACGTCCTGATCCTCGCGAAGCGCGCGCGCGAAAGCGCCCGGCATGATCCTCTCGCGGAATCCCCAGAGCGGAACGGAGAGTTGGTTAAACACGGCCGCATATCCTTCGATCGCCGGCTTGTCTCCGCTCTTCGCGGCGCGGATCTGCGCTCCGGTGATAACTCGGATCTCTTTCTTCATTGGCTTACGCCTCCGTCTGAATTTTCTCGGGCTCCGCTGGACGCCCGGCTTCCGCCGCGATCGCCTGGATCGCACTCTTGAGCTCTCGTTCGGCGATCTCGTCGGCGTGACCGTTGGCCGACTTCCACTCATCGAACCGCTTTCGCATCCCTCGCGCATAAGTGACGAGGAAACATTCGAGTTCGAGCTCGCGAGACGCAGAGATCGCAGCCTTGGGGTTTGCTGCGCGATAAACCTGCTCCGCGATCGTCCCGAGGACAGGCAAAAACGCCTTCGCAAAGGCTTCCTGATCGGGATCCGAACGCGCGGTTATGCGGCCGAAAGCATCGCGAAAGAGCCTGAAATAGGCCTTCGTCCACTTCCGAAGCCCGGAATTATCTGCTCCGCTGTCGGCGGGATCGACGTCGGCGCCGCTTACGCCCATATTTAACGGGATCCAGAGGAGATCTGCCTGCGGATCGTCGGAGGGGTTGAGGTTCTCCATCTCGCGGACGTCGTTCGTCGAGAGATAGCCCCACTGTTTACCGCTCGCGTAGAAGTCGCGGCGGCTTGCGGCGTCCGGCATCATCAGCCGGCGAGCGTCGTGCATCGGGAAAAACTTGTTGGCGCTTCGACCGGAGGTCGGGAAGAGTTTGCGCTTGAGCTCTTGCTCCCACGCCGTGAGCCACGGCGAGAGAGAATAGTTCATAAACTCGAGGCCGATCTGCTCCGTGTTTGCGCGGTTGGTTTTGTCCGTGTCTCCGACCATGTGCGGAGGGACGGCGAAGATCGAGCAGATCTCGGACTTTTGGAATTTACGGAGTTCGAGGAATTGCGCTTCGTTCGGCTTTGTTGCGGTGTCCTTCCAGGAGATCCCGGCTTCGAGGACGGCGATCTTGTTCGCGTTCTCGCCCGACTGCGCTTCCGCCCATGACTTCTTGAGGTTCTCGCGCGCTTCGGGCTTGAGCGTGTTTGCCGTCTCGAGGACTCCGCCAGGGCGCCCGTAATTCGCGAAGAGCTTAGATCCGAACTTCTCGGCGGCGAGCGCGAGGCCGACGACCTGGCGGGCGAGATGGATCACGGAAGATCCGACGCGGCCGTCCAGGGTGAGGCCGGGGATATGAATCATGTCCTCGCGCAGAATCGTCCTCGCCGAGGCTTCCTGATACTGGCCGAGGATGTCGGAAACTTCGTCGACGCCTTCGGTCGTCTCGTAGAGAAGTTGGTTATTCCGGCGGATCGGGCGAGTGCGCGCGGGATTTCTAGGCCAGATCGCTACGACGCGGCTGCCTTTGTCCCGCTGGATCTCTGCGTACAGGTTCCCCCAAAGCAAGGCGTGAGACTGGAGCGTCTTGCGGAAGGTGAGAGCCGTCATCTCTTCGTTCGGCTCGTCGTGCAATATGTCGAAGAGAGCGTGATCGAAGGCTAGGCGCTTTCCGGCGCGCTGATCCTTGGCGACGACGTGCTCGTAGACGTTGAGCGGAAGAGATCCGATCGTCCCGGAGATCAGGTTTACGCAGGCGAAGACGGTCGAGACCTGCAAGGCCGTCATTTCCGAGACGCGGATCCCGGCGTCGGTCCGGCCGCCGTTGAACATATCGAGGAGCCACTCGGCCGGCATGGAAAGCGGCGTTTGTGGATTCTCGAGCGAGCTTCGCGACTCCTGGATCTGCCGGCGTGCGGCGCGCAGCACTCCGCTCAAAGCCGAAGAGGGATCGCGAGGATTTACAAAAACGATGTCGTTCATTCGTGTACCAGAAAGTGAAGCATGAAGGTCGCGAAGACTACGGCCAGAATCAGAAGTACGATTCTGAGGTACTGCCAGGAGTTCATATCGTCGTGACTGTCCCGTCCCACTCCGAGGATCCGTCGCCGGGATTTGCGATCGCGCGGCCGAGCGCCATTAAGAGAGCGACGATCCCGTCGATCTTCTCCGAGCTCTTGTCTTTGTTCGGCTTGAAGTTCCCCGCTTCGTCCTGCTTAACGACGAGGTTTGAGGCCATCCATCGCAGTACCGGGTTGTCCAGGTGCGCGAGTTGCTTGTCGAGGACTAACTCCATCAGGCGATTTGTCGGCTCGGCCATCGAAGCGAAGCCCTGGCCGAAGACGACCATCTCGACGCCTTTCTTCTGCAAGTTGTTCGAGATCTGGAGAGCGTTCCACTCGTCGAAGGCGACCTCGGGAACTTTGTAGCGATTCCAGTCCTTGAGAACTTGCGCCTCGACGACGTCGAAGTCGACGACGTTCCCGTCCGTCGCGGCGATGTAGCCCTCGCGGATCCAGAGATCGTAGGGGACGCGATCTTCCTTCGAGCGCCGCTCGACGCATCCTTCCGGCACCCAAAATCGCGGGATCACGATCCACTTCGGAAACTTTTCGCTCGGCGGGAAGACTTTTACCTCGGCGGTGATGTCGATCCGCTTCGAGAGGTCGAGGCCGATATAGCAGGACTCGCCCTCGAGCCGCGCTTCCATCTCTTCGCGGAGCTCCCTCGGCGACATCGCGTCGATCGAGAAGCCTACGCACTCGTTCCACTTGTCGAGCGGCATCCATCGCGT